CCAAAAAACACTCAAGATTTGCAATATCTTATATTGACTTATATGTTAACATTTGAGGATACTCCAGCTTTACTGTATTCTGAAAAACTGTTTCCACCAGAAGACTCTAGTGGTAAAGCAAAGTTTCTTGGTGCCATGGAGAAAATGTTCAAAGGTATAAACCCGAACTAAGAATCAATTGAAACACTTTAAGAATAGTACTCACAGGATGCGTTGGATGAGTTTCTAAGATATATAAATGATGGAAAAGATGTTGGCATAGATTTTGATAAGATTGATCAACCAGAAAAGCTGACTCTATAGAAAATCGTTAACACAAATTCATCTGATGACTCACACATATCCGATGGTAAAATAACTATACATAGTGCTGAATCATGGTTTACAGCCTATTAGTATTTTGAAAAACATGACTTGGATCAAAATGATCTCATGGGAGCTGCAATTGAAATATTGAAAATAAACAGACCAGTAGTTCATGTTTTCCAAAAACAAAATTTTGGTGGAGAAAGAGAAATTTCTGTGCTAGACCCTGGATCCAAAGTTTAAGCAAGAATGACTGAGAACTTTGCCGAATCATTTTCTAAAGCACATAAGCATGACTTTATAGCAAAGGAACATTTGAAGGAGGAAAAGGCAATTAAGATGATTAGAACATGTTTCATCAACAACTAGGGACATCAATGCACTGAAAACAAAGTTGCAAAAGACTGGTTGATAACGATAGATTTCAAGTCATGGAATTAATATGTCCACATGCCAGTTATGATGCAAGTCATGAGAGCGATATCTGCAAGGAAGTATGGATTCAATCACTTTATATCCTCATTTTTCATGCTGTAGAGTAAATATTATACTTATAAAAGGATACTGACGCCAACATCTTTGTTTGATACACTTCACAATGCAAGAAGATCTGGTGATATCCATTAAGAATAGTCTTATTAAAATAGGTATCCATCCTTAACACTATTGCAACAATATCTATAAAGTAACGGAATAGACACGGAAAAGTAGTAGACAGTTCCAGTGATGTAGTGCTTAGGATTTGGTCAAGGCATTTATGGAACATGCAGCAGTGTGTATCAAGCCAGTCATTTCAAATATTTGCTAGAATCAGCAGTTCATGCGCTTGAGTACAATAATATGATGACAAGAAATAATGCAAAAATAGGACTAGAATCCTATGACTTGATGGAGACGTCTGATGATGTTCTTATGAGATTAAGCTTTAAGAAACTGGTTACAGTTGAACATGTCTAATATGTTCTATCAATAATGGAAGATGAGATATCAAATCTTGGTCCTAAGTTTTCAAGACAAAAGATTAGAATAAGGTCTCATGGTGTCACAGCATTCAATTCGCAGGTTTACACAATAAGTGATAATCCTAAAAAGTAATAATCAATATTTAGAACTTTGTAGAACTATGTTGCGTCGCCTCAGATCTTTGATCCTGTCAAGAACGCTTAGAATATGAGGGAGCATGAATAGTAAGCAAGGTTTGACAATCCAACAAAGGTATTTCCTCAGATAATACAAATATGCAAAGTATTGTCATCAACATGCCAAAGAGGAATAATGAACTTTCCAAAATTTTATTAGAAGATAATAAAACAATCAAATGGAAGAGTTATGTCTTACTATGCAGGAACAGCAGATCTTAGAGGGTACAACAGGTATAGGTATGCACATGTTGAATATGTTGACTTAGTAAACTCATTGTGTTCTGAAGAGCAATTGAGAAGGACCCTCTAGAATTTAAAACAAAGTGACTCAAGCATATTAAGTTACTATGGCATACAGTAGCTCAATCCTTCAAAAATAAAACAACTATCAACTCATCTGGAC